GGACCGGAGTGCCCACGTACTTGACGGCAGCGGCGTCGGCCTTGGCCTGGTTGCGGCCATCCATGGAGACCAGCACTTCGCCCGAGTCGGACATTTGCGGGTAGTAGTTCACCAAGTCGGCAATGCTCACCGGAATGGTGCTGGCAGCGGCCAGGACATTGAACACTTGCAGACGGCTGCGGGCCAGGGTCTGGGCGCGGCCATCAATCCGGCGCCATGCGTCGATTGGGATGGCCAGGGCGTTGCCTTCGATGGAGCCTGCGGAGTTGGCGGCCAGGGCCGTCATGCGCAGATTGAAGCCAGCGCGTGCAGCGTTGATCGACGCTTGCTGTTCGGGGGTGAATTTCAGCATGGGGGTTCTCCTTATGCCTTGGTGTAGAAGTTGGCAATGACCACATCAGCCAGTGCACCAGCAGCCAGAGTGGCGCCGGTCTGGTCGTAGTGGGCAACCACGATGTTTGTGGAGGCAGCAGCAGCCAGTCGGCCAGAAGCGGCCACGGTCAGCTCTTGGCCGGTGGTGTAGGTGCCAGCGGCCATGGCCCACTGCACTTCATGGTCGGGCTCCAGCAGATAGGCGATGCCAGTCTCGCCGGACACGTAGGGCGTCAGCAGCGGGTCGGTGGCAGCGGCAGACAGGCCGTAGTAGTCACGGTCGCCCAGCAGGGCCAAGCGACCGCCGGATGCGGCTGTGGCCTGGGTCAGTGCGGTGGCTCCGACAAAGACGGCAGTGCCGGGCAGCAGTGCGCCGGTAACGGTCTTGTCGGAGATGGTGCGGGCGCACTCGGATGCGCTTCGGAAAATGCGATTGGCCATGATGGTCCTTTACAGAGCGTTGATGTCGTAATTTGCGAATTCGTCGGCGGGCTGACCGGCGTTGCCGACAACCACCGGGGCGGCTTTGCCGGATGCGGCCAGTTCTTTGCAGCGGGCCAGGCCCATTGCCTTGAAGTCGGCGGCGGTCAGGCTGGTGTTGACGGCCAGCTTTGCGGCATAACCGTCAAGCTCGGTTTCAGCGGCAGCGTTGGCGGCCAGCTCGATCTGCGCGAGCTTGCTGTTTGCAGCCACCAGAGCGTCAGCAGTGGGCTTGGCTTGCAGGGCGTTGTAGGCGTTCAGAAGCTGGGTGTCATCCAGTCCTGCCACGGCGATACCGGCTGTATTCAGCGCGGCGAGGATGTGAGTTTTCACAGTGTCAGCCTTTACTTCATGGTTGGTGATGGGTTCATATTCGACCTTGCGAATCACTTCGATTGGGTCCGACGTGGATGCTACGGAGCCATCTGAGCCGACCGAATAGTCTTGCCGGTACAGCTTGTCCGTCATGTAGTCAACCCAGATGAAATAGCGTGGGAACACTTCGCGCACATATGCGTCTTTTGGCACCAGTGCGCGCAGGCCGTCGCTGATCTGGTCGAACGACATTTCCGAATTGCCAAGCAGCTTGCGAATCCAGCCAGTCAGGCCGGTGAAGCGCTTGTCCTCTGGCTCCACGTTGACCGTGACCGTTTCCACTTCTTCGGTCTCGCCTTCGGAGTTCACGAACATGCCCACGCCCTGCTCGGGGGTTCCTGCGCCCTGCGAGTTCAGGAGGATGGCGAGGTGGTCGTATCGCAGATTGGTCGCAATGCGCGTGTACGACTTGCCCATGCTCTCGCCGTTGGCCGTGATTGCATCAACCACCAGGCCGGTGCTGACGTGTATCGGGTCGCTGTTGGTGTTGCCGATTGCCGCGTCCAGGCGCTCCACCAACTTCAAGCCGTCCGGGTGCGCCTTGGCCTGGGCCTCATTCACTACCACATCCATCAACGTGCGGCCACCTTCATGCCGGGCATTGCGCACATAGGAGCCTATCCACGTTGCCGCCAGGGCCTCGCCGTTCAATGCGCTGATGTGCTGCCCTGCCGCGTTCTTCGGGTGGCCTGCTGGGGCTGGCTTGCCCTCCAGTGTGGCAACGCCTGCGGCCAGTTGGTCAGCCGGGTACAGCATCGTATTCATGACGATGTTGTCAACCGCCCCGCACACGTTTTTGATCGTGTAGACCGCGCCGGACTTGCTGACGTTGGCGGCGTTCACCGCACTCAAGATATGGACTCTTTTTTTTGCCATGGGCACCTCGATTTGATTGGTGCTCATGCTATGGAGTGGCAATTATTTGATGGCCGGGTGCAAATACTCCTTGCGATGCTTAATTGTTGATATACACTTAATACATCAACCAAACGGAGCGAACGAAATGTCAAACAGCCAAATGATCGAAGCCTTTGCAGCCAAGTTAGCCGCCCGCATCACATTTCGCATGGAGTCTTTTGGCGACACTTACGCGAAGGCAAAGAGCGTGGTGATGATTGAGTCCGTGGCCGGCCCGGCCTGCTGGGCCATCGTTGACGCCAAGTTTGCAGCCTAATTAGGACTCGCCATGTACCACTTCACACTCACCGCAAAGCATGGCGACATGCACACCTTCACGCAATGGAGCGATAACCACCGCCAGCTCGGCTACGTGCGCGGCTTTGGCAAGACGGAGGCGGAAGCACTGGCTGATGCAAAGGCTGGTTTGTCCGGACACGCGGGGCATTCGGCACCGGCCCCGCACTCGCACAAGGCCAGGAACTTTTAACTAACTGCCCTTCGGGGCTTGGAGGATGAAATGGAAAAAGAAACAGGCGGAAGCGCCTTCCCGATAGCCAATGCCATGGGGACAGAATGCTACGGCATGACCCTGCGGGACTACTTCGCGGCCAAGGCGATGCAGGGGTGGTATGCATGCCCGTTGCCAAACGACAGCAATATAAAGACGGTTGCCGAATGGGCGTACAGGGCTTCGGACGCCATGCTGGAGGCTCGCAAGTGACCGAGCCCAAGCGCAAGCCCGGCCGCCCACCATCCGCGCCCACCAAGCCCGCAATGATCCGGCTGACTGAGCCGCAGCGGGTTGCGTATCTGGCGCTTGGCGGCGCGCGGTGGGTCAAGGGTCTGATTGATGCGGCTATTGGAAAGGCCAAGAAACCGCCGTAAACTGCGCGAATGTCCCTACCTCCCCGCAAAACCCCGCCTGTGCACCCTGAAACCTTGGGCGTGATTGGGAAGTGGCTACGCGATCAGGAGGCGGAGCGCATCGCCGCAGACTTCGCGCGGGCAATGAAGGCAGCCGGCAAGACACCGCCCAAGCCTAAGAAGTAGCGTCCTGCGTTTTCTGCCAGGCTTCGCGCTCTGCCAGCATGGAAGCCCTGAGGCGCGCCGACAGAATGGGCTTACCGTTCTCGTCTAGCAGGGCCTCGGTAACGGCGCAGTAGCAGTTGTACCGGTTGCCGTTCACTGAATAGAACGCCTTCACCTCGGCGGACGAATAAACGTGACCACTGCGCGAGGCATGCCAGCTTCTGGTTCGGCTCTTGAATGCGCTCGTCCACAACATCCCAATTTTCAGCCCCAAATTCTCGCTGGTGTAGTCCGCCTCGGCCATGCGCGCCTGTCGCAGGGTGTCGGTCACATCAGTTTGCGCCCATGAAAGCGCCTTCGACCGCCCAACGTCCATGCGCTCCATGATTTCAGTCGTCACGGCCTTGGGGTTCTTTCCATCGATGACCGCGCGCCCGATGATTTGGGTCAGCTCGGCCTTCTGGGTTGCAGCCAAGCCGGTCCAATGCTCGTAGGACTTGAGCTGGGCCATGGCCAGCCGGTTCTGGTACGGCGCAGAGTAAACCACCGTCTCCAGCGCCCTCGATGCGGCATAGGCCGGCGACAGTGCGGCCAAGTTCGATGCCGACTGAGCGGCGCCCATCTGTGATGCGTCCGACACCACGCCGTCATACCAGAAGATGTGCGCCGGGTCGCGCGCGCCTGCTATCCAGCGATCCAGGGCTGCGGCGAGCTCGATGGACAGGGCCTCGTATTGGGGTGGCGTCATGCCAAACACAACCGCCCCAAAGTCATCATTCAGCGAATAGACAGGGATGCGATTAAACGCCGCCAGCACGTCCGCAAGCAGTCCGGCATACCTGCGCTTGATTTCCTTGGCTGCGCTGCGCTGGATGGCCTGGGAGCCGGTGCGGTCGCGTAGGGTGCCAGGGATTTGCGGATTAGCCACCGGCTACAGGCTCCGCGTCCACAAAATCCCGCTGCTCATACCCAAGCGCGGCCCGCAGCTCGTTGCCGTCGAACAGGTCTTGAACACCGGCCCCGAATGCTTCCTTCATTGCGCTGGTCATGCCCTTGAGGATTTCCAGTTTGTCTTTGTCGCTCGGCGCGGCCAGATCAGGCCATTCAACCTCCCATTCACCCGCATCAATGATCCCTGCGGCCTGCATGCGCCGGATGAATTCCTCGATCATGGGCGTCAGTTCGTTGGCTTGGCGCGACTTGCACCGGGCCTGCATGTCGATCTTGTCTTGGTCGCTGGCCAGCCGCCCGGTCTGAGCACCGAACAGAATGGTCATGGGGATTTGCACCGACGCGCTGAACAGGTTTGCCGCGAGCTGGAATGCGCCGGTAGGGTCATAGGTCGTCGTCTGCAACACGCCAGCCTTTGCGCCCTGGGTGACGATTGCCGCATCGATGTTCATGTTGAGCTTGCGCACTTGGCTTTCATGGGCCTCCCGCACGCTGCCCTGTGTGCCATCCGCATTGATGACGCTCGGGCTTGCATCCTTGTCATATTCAAACGTCAGGGCGCGGGCGCTGTTCTTCAGGTAGGACTCTGCCGAGCCGCCGCTGATCTTTTCCAAGTCCACCAGGGCATTGAAACCGGCCTTCAGCAGTGGCACGCCGTCGAACATGTCGCCCACGCTGCCCTCGGCCAGAATCTGCACACGGCTGGGGTGCACGTCAATCCAAGTCTCGGGCCTACCCTGTGTGTCCACGCCTTGCACCGGGCGCGTTCGGTACTGGTACATGGTCGGGCTGCCGTACTGCTCGGAGTTCATGTCCGTGTTCCACGCCGTCACCTTGATCTGATCCTCATACACCGGCACCAGGTCCACCAGGCGCTGCGCACGGTCCATGGGCTCACGTAGGGCCTTGCTGTCGCCCACGCGGTAGATCAGCGCGGCATAGCGGCCAATCATGTTGCGCCGGTCGAGGTCGCGCAGCTTGGCCCAGGCCCGGACGCCGGTCAGCAAGGCCTTGGTCTTGGTCTCCCACGGCGTTTCCTTGTCGCTGGCCGGCGTCTTGATGCGGGGATTTGACTGCCAGCAGGCATCAAGAAGGCGGTGCACTGCGCCATGGCCCGCGCCGCCTCGCTCGTAAGCCGTGAGCATGTGGGAGAACGTCAGGTCTTGCACCCAGCCATAGACAGACCATGCGTCCGGCCTCTTGGCGTCAATGGAGCCTAGAGCGGCTTGGCGGCTGCGAATAATCTCGAGGTCGCTGGTGTTGATGGTCAGTTTTTGGCTCATGGAGCCATGCTAAGGAGCGCCATGAAAAAGCCGCCCGGTATTGCTACGGGGCGGCTTCACATGCAATTCTCTCTTTACATCAACTCCAGGTTGAATCCATTTCTGGATGGCACCATTCTTTTTCAATTGCTCAGAATGGCCTTAAATTGGCTCCAGCCCTACTAGGGCCAGATTAGGTGCTTGCTGGGGTGAAGCCTGTCCACAAGCATTTGCGCATGTCCTAGAAACTTGGTGATGTCACCCATCCCATGCGCTCCTGAAATTTTGCACCGGGCACTTGCCCGCTTATTGGCTAAGGGCGACCGGGATACCCCAATCCTGCGTTACTTGCTCACTGCGAGGTGATCCGCTACTTGACTCGCAAACCGCTATTTTCTTCGCTTGACCCTTACGGCTGGAAGTTGTTAGCCCGGCTTGGCGAGATGCGCACCGTTTGCCGGTTCATATTTGTGCGCGTGCCATTTATGCCAACTTCCATGCGTAAAAATCCCCGTCTTTCCGGGGTGCCAGATGGGTCCGGGCCAGGGCTGGACTAATCCGCATGCTTTCGCATCCACCATCACACCTGCGGACTGATCCCAGTCTCATGCCGGCATGCCTGCCAGCCGTATAGCCTGCGGGACTTAGGTAGCAGGCTTTCAAAATCCGCATGTGTGATGGCACCGGGGCGCTTTCACCCGGTAACGTTGTCAGGCTTTACCCTGCTTGGGTGGCCGGAGCTGATCCCGGCATTACCCCGACTGAGGTTCGCACAGCGGGAAGGCTTCTAGAAAACCTGTGCATCAGCCTGCACATTCACCAGCATGCATTGTACCGAACAGTGCAAAAATTCTGTTATTTTTTGAGCACCCCGCAAAGTTCCGCCTCCCATAGCTACGCCGGGTGACTAGGGGTAGTCACAGGCTCCATTGAATGCTGCTCATCTGTCAGCAATCAACCAAGTGCACATGGTGGGCAGTTCATCGCAATGTCGGCACAGGCTTGTCACATTCCGGCCATTGCTACTCCAGTCGCCTTACCAACGCTGGAACGTCACCAGTGGGTCGTGCTGGTGCGGTGGGTATATGGGTGCGGCCCCGTGTGGCCCATTAGCTGCGTCAACTTGCGCCCTGACTTGGAATGCAAAAAAGGCCTGAAGTCCTTCAGCTTTCCACGGCGCAAACGTGTGACCCTTTTGGAGTCGGAAAACTGAAAGGCTTCAAGCCTCTTGTATGGATTGTCACACAGTTGCGCCGTTTGACACAACAAATGTTACGGAGGGCAGTTTTCAGGCCGTCTTGCCCTCGGTCATGGCCCAGATCAGCGCGCCGACCCACCCGAGCACCGTCCACCCGAGAATGATGTTCAAGGCCATGATGGCGCTGGCGTTGCTGCGGTGCTTGCTGATTGCAATGCATCCAGGCAGCAGGTAGAGCATGAGCAAAATAAGTGCGGTTACGAATTCCATTTTTAGTTCCCTAGTTTGTTGAGTGATTCAGCGATTGCATTTATGACGACGCGCTTTGCGAACTTGTCGCCTCCAAGCTCCATTAGCTGCGCATGCTGCGGCAATGGAAGCCTGATGCGGACAACTGCGCTTGGGTCCGCCTTCGGTCGTCCAACTTTGCGGGCCTCTTGTGTCGGTTGCTTGTGTTTCGTCATGCCTTAATTATGGAGCACAACAATACATAAACGCAAGCAAATATGCGGTTATGTGAAAATGCCAGCCGCGTTGCCACCCTCGGGCGCGTAGGCCATGACAATCGCGTCTGCGATGTTTGGCGACGCCACCTTGCGCTTGGCCAGGTCCTGTTTGCTCTCCACCTTCACCCGGCCATTGGCGTCGTAATGCCTGCGTGGCGTCGATAGCTCGTCAATCAGCAATTCAAGGTGCGGCAGGTCACTGGACAGGCTGATAAGCTGGTCGGGCTCGAACGTCTCGCCGTTGCGCACGGCATTGAAGGTGTTGCGGAACCGGTCAGCCAGCAGCCACCACGCCTGCGCCTTGATGTTGCTGAACATGTCCCGGTTCTTCGTTTGCGCGGTGTAGATGGCGTCAGGCCTCCACACGGCACCGCCCGCATTGAACTTGCCGTACTGCACCCGCTTGGACCCGTCCGCCTGGGCGTCGTTGATCTCTGCGAACTTGGCCCCGGCGCTGGCCCCCACGCCGATAGAGTCGTAAGTGATGGCTGAATCCAGCGTCCGGGCGGCATGGTAGACCCTGGTGCACGACTTCAAAAGTTCATCCTCTGCGGCCTTCCACATGTCCACGCCCAGCACCACCGAGCCGTGGGCATAGACCGTGGCGCACTTGTCGGCCCCGCTGTCGGCAATGTCAAAGCCCATGCGTTTCTTGCCTTCTGGCTTGATTCCAAGGGTCTTGTGGGCATCGATGGCGGCCATGATCCAAGAGCGCTTGATGATTACCCCGTCATCGTCCTGCATGGGCTCGCCGCCGTACACATGGGCGAACTCGTCCGGGTCTTCCTTCTTTGCCGCCGCGATGATGGTGAGCATGGTCTCAGACAGGAACGGGTTCTCGTCGTAGTTGATCTTGCGCACGATGGTGTTGGGCGGTGGGTTCAGGACGAACCGCTTATAGGCAAAGTCTGTGGCCAGCTTGGGATTGAAGATCACCCATACCTGCGACCCGGCCTTGCGAATGGTGGGCTCCAGCACCTTCCACTGCTCTTCGGTCAGGTTGTGGGCTTCCTCGATCCACAGAATGTCGATTGATTCCAGGGACTTGATTTCATCAATTGAGCGCCACAGGCCATAGAACATGAATTCTGAGCCGGTGGCCATGTTGTAAATCTTGTCCCGCTGCACGTCGAAACGCTCGGACAGGCCGAATCGGTCAATCTGGATTTTCAGGAGCGCGTAAACACTCTCCGATATGCGGTTCTGGAACTGGCGCACGCACAGGATGCGCAACTGGTAGTTATCGGCTAGGAATGTGGCGAATCCCGCCGCATCCCATGACTTCGATGAAGCCCGGCCACCGTAAAGCACCCGGTTACGGGCAGGTTCGCGCCAGAATGGCTTCAGGCACGGATTCAGCGATGGCTTGGCATCACCCACCGTAGAAGTGGCTTAATCCGCTTGGTGCGGTTGCCACACTGCTATTTTCCGTGCTCGCGCCCAGGGCCAGCCGGCCAATCTTCTGCGCTGACTCAAAAGCACCAGACAGGGCGCGCAGCTCGTGCGGGCTGGATGCGTTCTGCAGCATCTTTGCAGCCTTTGCCCGGATTGCCTTTGCCACCTTCACATCGTCGCTGTTGAAGCTCATAAGCTCCTGCGCGCGACTCAGCCCCACCTTCAAGTCAACCACCGCTGCAATGGTCTTGACCGCTGCGCCGCGCTCCTTTACCCACCCCTCGCGCATGGCCCGCTGCCGGATCGTTCCCGACTTCATGCCGTGTTTTTCCGCTAGCTCCTTGTATTGGATGGCTGTGTTGACGTACTCGGATTTAAGGGCGGGCCAGTCTGCCATTACAGGTCCTCTGTGATTGCCTTGGTACTGTCGGCCTCAACCTCTGCAAACGTCGCGCCTGTGGCCGCGTGGGTGGCTGCACGGCCCGTGAATTCCTGCCAGCGCCGGACAATCACATCCACATACTTCGGGTCAAGCTCCATCAGGCGGGCTTCGCGTCCTGTTTTCTCGCATGCAATCAGGGTGGAACCACTGCCGCCGAACACGTCAAGCACCATGTCGCCACCTTTGCTACTGTTGCCCAAGGCTTGCTCGATTAGTTCAACCGGCTTCTGGGTCGGATGGACATACTTTCCAGTCGCGCCCCGGCTCATGCTCCAAACGTCCGACTGCGCCTTATCGCCGTACCACGCACCGCCCTTGCAATAGAAAATGAATTCGTGCTGGGGTCGGTAGTTGGAATTTCCGAGGCCAATTGATTTCTTATCCCATACGATGCAGGCTGACGCCTTGAGGCCGCACTCTTTCATGGCGGCCTCGAACTCGCTGTAGGTGCGCCATGGGAAGCAGACGTAAGTGGCCGAGCCGGATTTGCTCACCACAACGGCGGATGCTAGGGCGTCCCGCACAAGCGCAATCAGGTCGTCTCCGGTCTTGTCGTCCCCAAGGATCATGCCGTGCGCCTTCACGAGCGCACCTTTCGGGGTTGAACCTGCGACCGCCCCCCCCCATAGCTCATGCCATACGGTGGATCGGTGAACACCATATCGGCTTTGGCGCCATCCATCAGGCGCTCAACCGCATCAATGCTGGTCGAGTCCCCACACATCACCCGATGCTTGCCCAGCAGCCAAACGTCGCCCAACTTGCTTATCGGGTCCGGCTGCACCTCGGGCACAAAGTCCTCATCAACCAGCCCAGGCGGGATTTCCTCGGGCATCAAGGCGTCTATTTCGTCAAGCGTGAAGCCGGTCAGCTCAAGGTCAAAACCCAAGTCGCCAAGCTCACCCAGCTCCAGCGCGAGCATTTCATCGTCCCACCCGCTGTTCAATGCCAGCTTGTTGTCGGCGATGACATAGGCGCGCTTCTGGGTTTCGGTGAGGTGCGACAGGCGCAGGCACGGCACCTCGGTCAGCTTCAGCTTACGAGCAGCCAGTACCCGGCCATGGCCCGCAATGATCCCGCCATCGGCATCAATGAGCACCGGGTTCGTAAATCCAAACTCCCGGATGCTGGCCGCTATCTGCGCCGTCTGCTCGTCCGAATGAGTCCGGCTGTTGCGTGCGTAGGGTATGAGCGACTCAATCGCTACCTGCTCAATTTGGGGTTTTGCTTCCATAACTGCATGCTATGGAGTCGCGTTACATCGCGTCACGGTCGCGTCACGCCTGCGTTACAAACTAAGCACCCTTAAGGACGAATGGCTCATGCCACAGGATGCTGCCCTTCTCGAAACTTGGTCGCCTCGAATGCGTCGGAATATCAGCCACATTTACCCGTGTGGCTACGCCCCAAGCTGGCGTAAATGTCGGGAGCTAACTCGCCTTGCCAATCAGGTCTTGAAACTTCTTCGAGAACGTCTTGGCGGACTGCGGCGGGCGGGGCACCACCTGCTTCGCGCGGCGGGCTGCCTCCCGGATCTTCCATTCATCCGTTTCGCTCTCTAGTATGCGGAGGCAAGAAACTACTCCATTTTTGCGCACCACCCGCGTGATAGCGGCCTTGCCAGCCGGTTGCATCTTCACCGCCGCCAACTGCATCAACCCCATGGCGAAAACGCTGCTGGGGGCCGTTACGGCGATTGGCTTGGCATCCTTTGCGCTAACCAAGCGGTGGATGATCGGCGCATCACTCCAGGGGTCAGAGTCGGGGTCTACATAAAACGCCAGCTCAAACGCGAGCTGCACCACCTTCTTTGACTTTTTGAATGGCTTTGTGCAACGCCTTGCGCGAAGCGGGCGGACGCAAAACCCATCGGGCAATTCCGCGAAAAGCT